AGATTAATTTCTCTAGCCACCCTTTTTAAGTTCAAGTCAGGGAGAGTAAGTATCACACATAAAGGACGAAGATATATGTGTGTCTAGCCTCCATCCCTTATATGTAAGATAAAGTATATCATACTTTTCGCTTGGTGTCAAGTATTATTATACGAAGCTCAAGTAAATAATGATTTGACATAGATGGATATATGTGATAGGTTTAAAGAATAGGCGAATTGACTTACGCGCGCTACGCGCATTTAGGATAAACTTTATCAAGGATTTAACCCCATAGAAAGGATGATCCAATGCCAGTAACACCAGTTGTTAAGGGAGGATTTTGGGATGAACATGGTGGCCTCACAGTTGAAGGTGATGCAATCATTAAGAGAAGAGTTGGCGCGCTCTTTAATAAGAACGGGCAACGTGCTGCCAAGAGGGTTGCGGAAGTGCTCACAGGCGCAGCTCCTGGTGCGCAGGCAACTAAGACATATAAGCGTGTCAGCGCGAGAGAAAACGCGCAAGGCGAACTTGGAGGTAAGCGAACCGTTGAAGTGGTCACGGCTGTTGATCGACCAACGACGGCTGCTGACGCGACGGAGTTTAAGGACGAATACCTTAACTACCCTGACCAGCCTACAGTCTATCCACTCAACGGAGATAGGAACGGACGAAACTTCCCAGGAGGCTAAACTTCCTGCTCACCATCATTCTCATATTTAGGATAAACTTTATCAAGGACTTATATACCCCATGCCAAATGTAAGAAAGAATCATCCGAGAATGCAATCACTTCCTAAACCGGGTGATCCTCTGGTCATGAATGGTGAAGTCTTAGAGCCAGAAGACCCTGATGAAGAAGTCTATTACAACGATGGCACCGTTCCACCACCCACTACGGCGGTGCCATTTAAGTTCTATCGGCCTGTTACTAAGCGTGTACTATCTGATCTTCGTGCTCCTACTCATGCTGTGAATGTAGCAGCGGTTGTGTTGAGCTATACGTTATTAGGTATCTCTGATGCTGAGATTTGCATATCTACAGGTCTAGATGGCGCAGAGGTTATGAAGGTTAGAGATTCCAGAGTATATGCAGAATGTTTCGGTAACATTATGCAGGAGCTAATCAATGCGAACTCGGAATATATTGAATGTCGTCTTGCCGCGTACTCTGGCATGGCGCTATCGAACGTTGCAGGAATTGCAAAGACAGCGAAGAATCAGGCTGTTAAACTCAGCGCGAATAACTCCATACTTGATCGAGCGGGTTTTAGACCTCAGGACCAAGCAGGACGAACACAGAACGGAATGAACGAATTACATATCGTCATCACTACACCGAATGATGTAGTGGCGAAAGATATTAAATTCACAGCCATCGAGAAGGATAGAACTAATGGCCACAGTCCCGAATAAAGCTGACTTTAATGCTCCAGTAGATAAGCCTCTAACTAAGCATAACAGAACATCTGCGGGTGCGCCAAGCTTCGCTCCATTGTATTCTGGTGAGATTGTTCTAGATACAACTACGCATGGTCTATGGCAAGCTCAATCTCTTGCCAATGATTCATGGGTTACATATCAGATGGGTTCTTCAATCATCGACTAATTGGGATAAACTTTATCAAGCTCATGGATTTCTCTGAGGCAGATCGTATTGGAGTTTCAATCAAACGCTACGGAACGTGGCGTGAGACTGTGGCTCGCTATGCGTCTTATAAGAACCTAACTGCTTTAGCTGTGACTAGATTTGATGTTCTTGTAGCTGGCGGAGTACCAGAACCTTGGGCGGCTTTGAAAGCAATTGATGAACATGCGTGTGCTGATATTCTCATTGATAACTCTAGCTCTGGAATCGAACAGTTACGGAGCGTAAACTAATGCCAGTCAAAGCGCCTCCCGGTCCTGATTCTGAACCCTATTATGTTCCCGATTTAGGGGAGGTAATGAGGGAGTCTGATTCTGATATAATAGCGAAGATACTTGCTAAACATGCTGCAGAAGCTCGTCGAGCAGAATTGACGAATAGGGAACTCCATCCACCGGGAGCTACGACCTATGATGCTAGCTTTCAAGAGCAATTCCCTAGAGAGGGAATGCGCGAGTCCCAGAATATTGAGGATAAACGTTATCAGACTGATGACGAGTACATGCAAGATGTACTGGATATGATATACGAAGATCAGGGTAAAATAGATAAGATGAAAACTCCACCTACTCCGTATATTGAACGTTATCCTTCTAATGCTATAGGTAGATTGTTTCTTAGAGAAGCTCCTTGGTTGCAGAAGATGCGAGAAGGAATTGATAACGCAGGGAACATGCCAACGCCTAGTTACATGCAAGAAGAAGACTACCCTAAGGGATTCAATCCTACGCGCAAGAATCCGAGATTCCCATATTAATTTAGGATAAACTTTATCTCAGGAATTTCATATCCGTGCCAACATATAACATAGAACAAGATGGACTGGCGTTCAGGTTCAATCAATCACGCTCCAAGATTCAGGTCTATGGTGGGGGATTTGGTAATGGCAAGACCGCTGCGTTATGTGTTAAAGCTATACAAGTATCGGGCGACTATCCGGGGGCGAACAATCTACTCGCTAGGGAAACTTACCCAAAGCTTAATGACACCCTTCGTAAAGAGTTTTACAAGTGGATGCCGAAAGCTTTAGTGCGTAGATGGCCGACTAAGGATGACAATACATTATATATGAAGAACGGAACTACTATTAACTTTCGTTATATCGCTCAACGCGGAAAGACTAGCGAAGATGGGCAGACAACATCAAACTTACTATCAGCCACATATGACTTCATCGGCATCGACCAGATCGAAGACCCAGGTATTATTGCAAAGGATTTCAAGGACTTGCTCGGACGTTTGCGAGGCACTACTCCGTATAGGGGTAGCGATCCTACAATGCCTGGAACTGGTCCTCGCTGGCTCTGTGCTACTTGTAATCCTACGAGCAATTGGTTCTATCGGGAAGTAATCAAACCATTGCATTTATATTTATCTAAGGGATTGATTACTCCTAACTTGATAGTTGATCCTCGCTCTGGTAAGGTGATGATCGAGCTATATGAAGGCTCGACTTATGAGAATAAACAGAATCTCCCTGACGACTTTCTAGCTGGATTAGAAGCTAGTTACTCTGGACAAATGCGGGATCGGTTTCTGTTAGGTAAATGGGCTTCTTATGAAGGATTAGTATATCCGAACTTCCGTGAAGAAGTCCACATGCTACCGAAAGAGATTGTTTTAGAGTATTTGAAGCAGATTTCAGTAGAAGCAAGGCAGAAAGTCTATGCTATTGAAGGTTATGATTTCGGTATTACTAATCCTAGCTGTTATCTCCTTGGTTTCGTGGATCATTATGGAAGGGTTTTCATTATAGATGGGTTCTATAAGTCAGAATTTCCACTCGACAAGCAAGCATCCGCGATAAACTTTATCAGAGATATGTATAGAGAATACTTGACCTTTGATTTCTCTAATTTGCCTATAGCTGATCCATCTATCTTCAAGAAGAAAGCTCTACCTGGGTATAAAACTCTAGGTGAATCAGTAGCAGCTATATTTGATAACGATTTCCAGATAAAGATGCGTCCCGGAGATAACTCTATTGGCTCAGGGATTATAAAGGTTTCAAGTTATCTCAATCAATACGATCATCTTCCTAGATTCAACAAGTTTGAATCATCTCCGTTAATGTATTTCTGTGATCATCTTGATTATATCCGAGAAGAGTTTGGAAATTACTTCTGGAAGCGCAATCCTACTGGAGAAACCGAGGATATTCCTCAAGACCGCAATGATCATGCGATGGACGTTATAAAGTATATGCTAAGTTTCCGTCCAAAGCCCGGAGAATTGATTACTCCTAAAGCAGATGTAGTCCCTGCTTATATGTTTTGGACTGAAACCGAGGAACAATACGAGAGGAGGGCTTTTTGATGCCACAGATAGGAACGTCAACTGATCCATATGGCGAAGACGAAAATGCTAATTATAACTTCTTTCAACAGGTATTTCCTGAGTGGAATCCACAGCTTACTGGTGAATTTGCCAACACCGATGAAGGTTGGGCAGCAAGAGACGCAGCAAATAAAGGCGACTATGACTCTGCTGACGCTATCTATAAAAAATATGCTGAGGATTTCGGTGGTGGTAATGCGCTAAAGCCTCCAATGAAACTACAGGAATATCCATTGATGCCTAGTAGTGAAGAAGGAACGGATATGGAAGGATATGAAGGCCCGCCATACGACGAGGCCATTTATCCTACGCCTACTAGCTCAAAGAAAACAGGTCGTCTTCCTGAACATGAATTACAAGGAACTACTTACGACCAAGAAATGCAAACAAGCTCCCATCCTAAAGGTGATGCAGAGGTTCCTGATTATTCAGACTATTCTGGTGTACAGACTCCAGAAGGTAACGAAGCTATGGCAGAAGCCATGAAGGTTCCTGGGATTTCGGAACAACTTGGGGGTGATATTAGTTATACCATGCTTAGGGGTTTGATGGAAACGCCAGAAGGTCAGGCAGCTTTAGACGTATATAAGAAGACAGGTGATCCTGCTCTGCTTGTAGAGAGGTTCAATAACTTTAACGTTCAGCGTGACACCATTCCTGAACTGCCACAGTAATAGGATAAACTTTATCCTAGAAAGTGAAGTCCTATGGCTAAGAAAACAAAAGCTCCTAACGAAGCGGCACAAGACAAAGTCTTAGCCACTATGGGGGAGGAACTGCCAAATGAAAAGCCGGAGAAAGTCACGCCCGCTTATCAGGTCGTTGGCGAGTCTAAAATACCTGTGTCGAAGGCTTTTGGCAAGACTGTGGAATGTAGAAAGAAAGCAGCAATTACAGCGTATGAAATCACGAGGCGTGCGTGGAATGAAGCGTATCGTTACTACAACCACAACCAAGTATCTGACGAGGTTATGAGGACGCAAGCAGGAGATCGTGCGTTCAGATCAGGTGATGGTTATGAGAATCTAGTCTATGCTAATACATCAACTATGGTTCCAGCTATCTTTGCTAAGAATCCAGACGTAGAGTTTACCACAGACCAAGACGAAGATAAACCATTTGCTAAATTACTCTCTCGTGCTGTAACGACCTTGTTTAATCGCAAGTCATATCCAGGAATCAACCTCAAACCTAAGGCTAAGAAAGCTGTTCTCCATGCCGAACTCACGAACTGTGGAATCCTTAAACTTGATTATACTCAGAAAGAAGATTCCCGTGAGTTTGCTCAAGAACAGATGGATAAACTTTATCAGGAAATGGAGAAAGCCAAAGACCAAGAGGAAGTCAGAGAGATAGAAGGTAAGATGGCAGCTTTGGAATCCAACATGGAATGGTTGGAACCATCAGGGTTCAAAGTCTCTGTTGTGCTTCCTAGGAGTTTGATTATTGATCCATGTGCAGAATCAGAGGATGGTTCAGATGCTAATTGGATGCTTGAGGAAACTTTCATTTCTACTGATTTTCTCAATGCTAAATTTACAACTAAAGATGCGTCTAAAGAAAGAGCAAGCATATACAAGCCCACTCATAAGATTAAACTCGATGGCTCTGGACAGCGTGATGACATGCTTGGTCTGGTACTTGAAGCTGTCGAGCAAGGTACGGAGGAAGCACCTGCAAACACTGACGAGCAAAGACAAAGCTATATCTACCAGAACATGACTAAATGCTATTACTATTATGATAAGATCACTAGGAGAACATATCTCTTTGTTGATAACGATTGGACTTGGCCTGTTTGGGTATGGGAAGATGGATTAACTTTATCACGTTATTTCCAGTTCTTCTTAATTAACTTTGCACCTTCTACTGGAGGAACCGTTAGCCCAGGTGAGGTTAGTTATTATCTTGATCAGCAGGACGAAATCAATAAGATCAATCAAGAAGTCATACGCGCTAGAAGAATGATCTTTAACGTTCTTGTATATAACAAGAATAAGATTGCTCCTGACGATGCTAAGAAGCTCGCTAACTATTTGAAAACAGGTAAGGGCGATAACATTCTTGGCATCAATGTTCCAGAAGGCATGGTCATTAAAGACGCTATGGAAGTAATGGCCCCACCGTCTGTGACTATGGAGAAATTCTTTGACAAGACTAACTCATATAAAGCTATTGACCGCATTGGTAGTGTTACGGACGCTATACGCGGGGAACAGTTCAAGACAAATACGACTAATAAGGCAGTTGAAGCTTATACTTCATCAGCTAGAGTTAGAGTTGGTAACAGAACAGACTCGATTGAGGACACGATTGGAGACTTAGCATGGAGCATGGCTGAAATCTTAGTAGCCAAGGGAAGCAAGGAATTGATCGCCGGTTTGGTCGGAGACACAGTTGCTAAAGATTGGAAGTCTATGACTATTGCTGAACTAAACTTGAATTTCGGCGCTAAGGTTGCTGCTGGATCAAGTGAAAAGCCAACCAGTCAATTTAAGAAAGAAGAAGCTGTTAAGGTAGCTACGGCAGTAGGCCAATTCGCCAAAGGTGCTCCCGGAGCCACGCTAAAGATTATCCTGAAATTGCTCTCTAACGCATTTCCTGAATTGTCTATCACCGACGAAGACTGGAGTGGGATATTAACGGAAATGCAAGCAACGATGCAGAAAGGTATTTCAACAGGTGGCGGAGGACCGGGACAACAACCTGGTCAACCTCAACCTCAACAAGGAGGAATGCCGGGACAGCCCCAACCTATGCCCAATGGGCAAGGAATGCCACAAGATATACAGGAAATGTTAGACTCCTTACCCTTACCTTTGAAGGAGCAAGTTGTTAATGCTGTTCGGCAAGGAGCAACACCGCAACAAGCCCTACAACCCATAATGGAGAAACTCAATGCCACCCCAAGAACAGCTTGACAGAGAATCTCGTGACTTAGAATTAACCGTAATGGATACATTCGGAGAGGATGACGACAATGACAGCACCAGCGAGGCCGGAACAGGCGGAGATCAACAAGGCGACGGAGGAAGCAGCCGCGAAAGAGGCGGAGAAGATGAAGAAGAAGGAGGAGAAGAACCAGACGGAGGAACAACCGGAGACCCCGACGACCCAAGAGAGGAAATCGAGCCGGAGGTAGAACCTTCTCAACCTTCTCAAGCTAGGCAGGATAAAGA